ATAAGTGATCTTATACGTCCTTCTTTTTAGCTTACTATAGCTCTCCAGTAGTTCTGAAAAATAATCCATACCTTATAATAGATGAAAAAAATAGCCCCGCCCACACAGGTAAAGGACGGGGCTAAAAACCTAATTTAAAATCACTGCGTAGGGTTTGAGTAGTTGTAGACGTTCATGAAGTCGTACTTGAAGTTCACCGTAAGCATGTGGAAATCGTTAGTAGCGTAGTTGAATTCCGCAGCTTGCCATGAAGTGGGGTAGACTCCGTAAAGCTCGATGGTTGAGTGAGGAGTTAGAGTGTTATCTAACTGAACAATCTCAAGCTTGTCTGCCTTGAATGTGTTGCCCGCACCGCCTCCGGGTTGACTGCTCTTCGTCATCTCACCTGTGAGTGGGTCGTAAGTATGACGGAAATAGCGATAGAGATCAGAGGCAGTCTCACGAAGGTATAGGTTGTCGAAGTCGATGGTAAGCTCGCCAGGAGTAGTCTTGCCTGGGTAGTGAAGCTTATCATTGACACGATCAACGACGATAGCCTCATTCTTCATCTCTAATCCACCAACTTTCTTAGCTGCTAGAGTTAGGTCAGGGACGTTTGTGATGTCTTGAGGTAGGCCAAAGAGGTGAACCTCAAACTGATACGCCCGTACTGAATCAAGGTCAGTCGAGACGGTAGGAAGCCCCTGGCCTGGAGTGAAATCTCTACCGTATTTTGTCTTGTAATATGATGTTGCCATTAATTATCTCCTTAGAGGGTTCCTAGATCAGCGGACTGATTGGTTAGGTTGATCTCAAACACGATGACCTCAGCGGTCTTGGTGGGCTTGAGAAGAACTTTTGTCCAGAGTTCGTTACGGTCTACGCGAAGAGGTGTGTTTGTAGTATCGTCGCAGACAACTCGGAACTCTGTAATTCCCCGTCTTCTTTTGATGTCATCAAGGAAGGGATTAACAACACCCTCAATCTGTGACCAAGTAAATTCGTCGTTCGGCTCGAAGACAAACCGTTGAGTAGAAGCAAGTATAACCTTTCTCACATAGATCATTAGTCTTCTGACATTAATTCTATCTAGCGAGGTAGGAGTTCTTTGACCTGTTCTCTGGCCGAAGATAGTAAGCCCTTGCTGAGGGAAAGCAACAATCGGGTTTACGATGTTACCGCCACTGTAAAGGCTGTCCCTATCGCCCTGGTTGAGCTTGACCTCTACCTCTGTAGGCTTAGTCAAGCGGCCTCGCTGGAATCCAGCAGGAGCGAACCAAGTGTCCGATACGGCATCTGTATAGGCCATTTGTCTAGCAGCAAAGATAGACGGATCATACCATCGGTCCTTGCCATCGAACGTGCTGAATACTTTTACCCAAGGCCAGTGAACCGCAGCGAATGAACTGTTGATCGCAGTCGTTCTTGACCCCGTTGTAGAAGCCTGACCGTTAGTCCAATCAATCGCATCTTGAACAGTTCCTACCGCATAAGGAGGAGCAACAAGAGCCAGGAAGTCCTGCGTAGTTTCCGCTAGGGTAATAAGACTATTTTGAACCTCTTGTGTGGCTACACCAGGAACTAGGGCCACGCCGACGTTGATAACATCATCGTCTAGAGCTTGCATTCCTGTCTTGGGTTCCGTCGTAGCGTCACCAATCAAAGAAGTAGCTCGTCCATTCTCAGTAGCAGCGATACCGTTCGTGCCACCAGCTAAGTTGGTGGCGGCAGTACCTACAAGTTTGGCAAATCTACCTCCAACCTTATTACTCGCTACGACCCCCTGGAAAGAGATATCGAATAATCCTGTGGTTAGTTGGCTTATTGAGTCTGAAAACTTAGTTAGAGCAGTTACATCAACGTCAGAACCGTTTCTAATAATGTTGCCTTTAATAACTCTAGAGGTAGTGTTTGTTTCTCCAGTGTTAATTACTTCTTCCAAGAACGCACCAGAAGCGACAAGGCTGGCCTTGAAGGTTTCTAAAGCAACGCCTTGATCGTTTACAGCTACCACAAAGTTTTGTGATCCGAGAGAGTCTAAAGTAATAGAGTTGCCGCTGGTATCTCCATTAGCTCTAACCCCTCCGTTATACCCAGCACCGGAGTGCAGCGATTGGACAAGGTAGCTTAAGCTTTTAGTTCCTGTAGTAACAATCTGTGCCCCTCCAATTGTTAAGGAAGAAGCTTCTCCGGTGGCACTTATTCCGAAGTTTGTAGTAGGATCTAACGTAGGATCAAAAGCATTCAAAGCAGCTATTCCGCTTGCTTCATTGAAGGTAGTTCCTGTGCAAATCTTGGCAGTAATCTCTGCCCCAGAGCCAGCAAAGCTGCCGACAATGGCACCGGAAAGACCTAGCCCGCTGTCGAAAGAGCCGTCATTAAACACGCCCACTAAATCTGCGTCTAAAGCGCCTCCAATTACTGACCTTAGAGCTTCGGACTGAGAGCGAGCATTGGGTACGTTGACCACATAATCTCTTCCAGCCCCCCCGTTGTCAGAGAACTTAGCAACTCCTTCGGAGTCTTTGACCTGAATTCTTAGAGTGACGGGAACTTCAATTCCGTATCTGGCTGTAGCATTATTGTCAGCTTGGCCGGAAACCGCGATGGCCGGGCAGTGGCCTATGGACACCGTGGCGGAAGCATCCACAGCTACCGTATCATCAGCGCACCGAATGAAGTATACGGCGTTGGTTTGCTCAAGGATCTCCAAAGCACCTTCTAACCCTTGGCCGTTGATCGCCTCACTCGGAGCACCAAAGGTACGAACAAGGGACTCTTGATCGGTAATAAGTGTAGCCTTGTTTGTTGGGCCTTTAGAAGCAAAGCCAACGATACCTACTACTGAAGTATTAATCGAAGGCGTGAAATCAGAAATGTCTTTTTCGACTGTGTAAACACCAGGGCTTAAGTAATTGGGGGCCATAATTTATCTCCTATGCGTTGGAAATTTTAAACATTCTACGGCGGTGTAGAGTTTTTATTTGTTCCGTTATATAGTGATCAGGGACCACTATACTTTCCCCCGGCTTCATCCATTTCTCTTGAGCACCTTTTTCGGTGTTAAAGTAAATGGTGAATGATTGTAGACTATCGTTTTTTACTACCTTCATAATTTTCCCTTCCTTAATATGTAGTACAGCCCTTAAAGTTTTTTATTACTTTTTTTATGGCACAAATACCCTTGTAGCTAAAGTAGTTGTGGTAGCATTTCTATGTGGAGAATCACCATGAGGGGTTATAACATCTCCAAGAGTGCTCACAGGGATGCCTCCAACAGTAACTCGGGGAGATCCAGGGCCAATTATTGGCGCTCCTGCTGTTGAAGTACCTATAACAGAGATTGGAATTCCTTCTACGGTAACTCTAGGATCTCCTGTAGCGCCATGACCACAGGTGGCAGGAGAGCCAGCTACCGTAGGGAGCCTCAAGATAAATCTACCTCTGTAATAAACTCTTCTATCTTACCTGTAGAGGTAACTAAGAACTTGGGGTTAGGAACATAGGTTCTAAATACAACATTAAATGTTTTCTTTATTATTCTATCTTCTTTATCTCCTGCTGTTACGGATCCAATATCTTCCTCCGTATCCAAGTAAGCCTTAGCAAGTGTAGAATTTTGAGTTGAGACGTTCATCTCCGGGTTGAACTTAAGTCTTATTTGCTCAAGAACTTGATCCATATCTGCCATGTACTTACACCAAACATTTACTTGATAGCTAATGTTTACTGGTCTAGGAGCTAAACTAAGAACTCGGAAAGCACGATTTTTCTCTTTGTCCCAAACCTTTTCATTAATAAGGATACTCTCTTGACGCCTTCTACTGTCATCATTAGCAGTAGTTGTTTGAGAAATAGTAACTATAGGTAAGACAATATTTTCCTCTTCCTTTAGCTTTGCTATGGCTCTTTCTGCGTTAGCATGTAAGCACTTAATTTCCTTATACTCATCCTCTACACTAATGTAACCTAGATCATTGAAAGAAGAAATCATGGCTCTTAGAGAATCTCTGTAAACAAAAGAGATATTCTGTTTAGCTTGAGTCATTTTAAAGATTTTCTCTCTAATGTCGTTTTCCCGTGTTTCATAATTACGGTTTCTGCTAACATAGGAATTAATATCAAAACCACTCACAGAAACTCTTTCTGGGGACGGAGGCGATGGAGGCGGTGGAGGAGCAATCTTCGATTGGGTAGTAAAACTCCAAGTAACACCTTCTGTTGTACCAGCGGAGTTTCTACTATCAACTCTCCAGTAGAAAGTTTCGTCGTAGGCTACCGCTTCTTCAGGTATAAAGAAATTTTCTTGTTGATTTTCAGAAACTAAAGAAGGACTTGGAGTTGCACCGAAGTATACGTCATAGCCCGTAATATTTTCTACATCACTCCAAACAAGTACAGGATTTACAGATACATCCTCAGAATTATTTAACGGATTTAAGTTTACTACTTGATTCGGAGGATCATTTGTTGGAGGATCAATTGTAGTGAAGCTAAACTCTGTTCCCGGCGTAGTTCCGTCAGGACCTAAAGCATCAACTCGCCAAATGTAATCAGTTGAATAGTTTAATCCTAATATGCTAAAGGAAGTCTCAGTGTTAGATCCTAACAAGTTTAATGCCTCACCACTAACGCCCAGGTAAACATTGTAGCTAGTTATTGGGCCTCCAGTTGATGGAACTTCCCAAGAAAGGGTGGGATTTATTGTATAGCCTAAAACTCCATTAGGTATACCTGTGGTTACCTGCCCTGGGGGGTTAAGTTCTATTGTGGAGAAAGTAAAAACTGTTCCTGTAGTTGTTCCATCCGAGTTTTCAGCATCTACACGCCAAGAATAGGATGTATCGTTTACTAAGCTATTCGGTACAGGTAAGGAAGTATTTCCTGTAGTTGTTCCGATTAATGTTTCTGGGTTCGCACTGCCCTCGTCAAGATATATCTTATAACTTAGGGCTCCTTGTGCGGCACCCCAAGATAAAGTGGGGTCAATAGATACGTTTGTTACATTATTTGGAGATCCCTCAGTTACCGCATCGGGGGGATTTAATATAATGACCGTACTAAAGCTAAACTCAGTTCCCGTGGTAACACCCGCTGTATTACTTGCATCTACTCTCCAATAATATGTTGTGTTTGAAGAAAGATCTCGGGCTCCTGCAACAGTTCCAGTGATATTAGAACTCAATGATGTATTTGCTGGGCTAGAAGCGTCAAAGAATACCTCGTATACTTCTGCATCAGGAGCAGCAGTCCAAACAAGACTAGTACCATTTATAGGAATATCACTCTGGTTGTTCGGGGCTCCTTGTGTCACTGAACCAGGAGGGTCAATAGGTGGTTCCGGTTCTGCTTCTACAGTAAAGGAGCTAAGTGCAGTTTCCGCCTGTCCTCCGGGGCCTTTCGCTACTATCTTCCAAACATAAACACCTAAGTATTCAAAGTCTTCTTCAGGAGTATAAACAAGAGTTTGTTGAGTAGAAACCAGCGACGGCCCCGTGGCAGATGTCCCTAAATAAACATCGTATTCAGTTATGGGACCACCAGGAGTCGCAACCTCCCAAGAAAGCGTTTGATTAGCAGCAACTCCCGTAGCATTTGCAGAAGGAGTTAACCCAGAAGGAGTCCCTGGTGGATCAATGCCGTCTTCAGTTGTAAATATAGTATTACCTGGGTTTGTAATTTCTTCAGGACCACGGCTTATTATAGCCCACCTGTAAACAGTGCTAAGGTCCATAGTTGGAGGTTGCCAAGACGTTGTGTTTGACGGAAGTATTACTGGATTCGTATCGCCTGGTTCTGGTCCTGGGTCCCAGGCAGCAACAGTATCAAAGTAAAGTGCATAATCTACTAAGGGTCCTCCAGTGGTAGGAGCTTCCCAAGATAAGCTTTGATAAACACTTACGTCAACTTCGTTTGCTGACGGGCTTCTGTCTGTAACTTCTCCCGGAGGATCGGGAAATGGTTGAGTAGTGAATATTCGGTTACCTGGGGCCATACCCGATCCTCCAGGACCTCTGGTTATTACAGACCACCTGTAAACAGTGCTATACTCCAAGTCCTCTGATGGTGTCCAGGAAGTAATGTTACCAGGAACTGTAGCTACTAGACTGGCCCCCGCCGCCCATTCAGCATCAGTAGCAAAGTAAACTCTATAATCGTCTATAGGGCCTCCAGAGGTAGGAGCTTCCCAAGATAGAGTTTGACCAATATCTACTCCAGTAGCGTTCGCTTCTGGTATAAATACTGTTATCGTTCCTGGGGGAAGGGGAGCATCTTCCGTAGTGAAAGTCCACTCACCACTAGAAGTTTCTCCACTAATATTTTTTGCATCCACTCTCCAAGTATACTCTGTTGAATATTCAAGAGGAGATCCCTCATTAGTTACTGGGCCTACAATAGTTGTTGTAACATCTTGAGCGATTCTTGGAGGGTTAGAAGGAATCCAATTATCTGAAGTGTCAAAGAAAACATCATAGCCTGATGCTGCGCCTTGATTGAGTGTAACCTCTGGTGCTTGCCAAATTAAATACGGGGATGTGCTTACATCTACACTACCAACCTCAGGAGATCTGTTTACGGGGAGTCCTGGGGCTGGAGGCGCAGGGCCGTTTGTGGTAAAGGTAAATACGTTTGATGAAGTAGTTCCGTACTCGTTGGTAGCATCTACTCTCCAAAAATACTGTGTGCTCTCATCGAGATCACCCGGATCATAGAAATTGTCTGTTATTGGGTCGATTGTTACTGATAAAAGTGAATTTTCGTCTGTACCTAGGAATACCCTATAGTTATCAACAGCCCCGTTAGGATTCCACCTTAAAGTTGTGACATCTGTATAAACGCCAGTGGCGTTATCTTCAGGGTAGGGTCCCGTTGGAGGAGAAGGAGGATCTTCCGATGAAGGAGGGTTTTCTTTGGGTCCTGACCCAGTAGCAGCAGTAGGATATGGGCCATCAATAGCTGTATCGTATGGGCGATCTATAAAGAAATCATTAAACCAAGTTTGATTACTTCCTAACTGACCCTCAACATTGTCATAATCTATTCCTCCTTGATCGGCTTGGCCTTCTGTCCTAAGCACACCATCCTGCATAGCAACATTGATAGCATTTGAGATTTGCCCTGTGGTAGGAAGGTCAGGGAACAACGTCTTGTTAATAGTAACTGTTCGACCTATATTATTTGTTTCTGTCAGGTTGTATGTATATACAAGTTCGCAACCCTGTCCAGGAGGCTCCACATAAAATTCAAAATTTATATTGCCTCCCCCAAGTCGCTCTCCAATATTATTACTAAACCTAACAGAACTGGTCGCTAAAGAAATTCCGTTAAAATCGTTCTGTCCGTGTGAATCTATTTTTACCCTGAAGCTGTCTTGAAAAGAAGTATTTGGGTAAGATGCACTATCATAACTAATTAAGTTGTGATCAAAAATTATCTCTCTAGCTGAATCTAACCTCATTACTGTATATTGATCTGTACCCGCAGACTGAACAAAAGTGTTTGTCATACGACAAACAGCAACAGGATACCCATCGGCAGCTTCTTCCCACTCAATCCAGGAAGTTGTGCCTCCTTCATTAGCTTGATCATAAAGAGATCCTTCAGGCCAAAA